AGGAGCCTGCTATGCCGTCGATGCTCTCTGGCATGAGCCGGGCCTTTATTCGCCCCGGCATGGTCGGCGGCAATCGCCGCGAGATGTCTGCGGCAACTGTTGGCCGACTCAAGCTGCGTGCGAGCATCAAGGGCAGTTTCTTTGATAAGCCTCGCGTCAGTCGCATGATCGGCAAAATGAACGCAAGGGCGTTGTCTCTGCTTGGGAGGGACGTTCGGCAAGCCGCACAACAAGGGATCGGCCGAGGCAAAGGGAAGATCAGCGGTGCTGCAAAGCGGCGAGCGGGACGCGGAAAGCCTGTGGAGTTCGCAGGTGGACTCTACCTCGACATCACGGCATATGGATCTGGCACACCTCGCCCGGCAGGCCAACCGATCATGTCTTGGTCGCCGAGGAGGTGGTTCTACAAGGACATCATGTATTTCTACGATCCGGCTCGCGTGACTGCCGTGATCGGAACACTAAAGACGAAGCCATGGCTGACGCAGCTGCATCAGATGGGAGGAGTCGTCAAAGAGACGGCGTGGCGTATTGGCGTTGGCGCGGCACGCAATGCGTATCTGCGGAAGCAGTCAGGTGGAGGTGGAAGAGACAGTAAGGGGCGGTTCAAAAAGGGCAGCGGAGGGCCACAGCGAAATCAGTACGAATACGGTGCTCTCCAGTGGGTCACGAATAAAGGCGGTTTCCGCTACAGCCGAAACTGGGAAAAGACGAGCATCACCAGAATGGCTCGCTACCCGGCTCGCCCGTTCATGGAAGGATCAAAGCGTGTAGATGCAGCCGTAGAGAAGGCCAACGAGAAATGGCGAAACATGCTCGGCAGAAACTAGCGACGGCACACCCGGTCTAGTTTTGCCCCTGCTGCCCATACCGTGAGCGAACCAGCCGCACCGCTGGCACTCGCACACGAGGGCACCACATGGCTATCGGCACAGTCGAGATCACGCTCGGCAAAGACGTGACTATCACGGGCGTTGCAAACGCTCGGTCTGCCACCGTCACCAACTCCGCGTCAGACGTTGACGTGACGAAGTTCGGCGACACGTCCCGCAAGTTCCGCAAGGCTCTGATTGAGCAGACGATCGAGCTTGAGTGCGTTGATGCTCCAGGCGTCAGCATCGGCGGCACGTTCACTATCGCTGGCACGCAGACCGGCAATGCAACCTACATCTGCACGAACGTCGCGCAGAGCCAGCCACTCGACGGAATCATCACTTTCACTGTCAGCGGCTCACGCACGGTCAGCGCATAACCACTCACACAAAGGCAGAAACACATGGCTATTGCTCTCGGTAAAGACGCATCCACCGCGCCTCCGTTTGGCGAAGGCATCATCTCGGCGACCTTCACTGAAGAGTGCGAGACGATCGACATCTCAAATCGGGCCAACGTCGGCGGCTCTGCTGGTGCACCTGGTCGCAAGGTATTCAAGGCGGGATTCGTGACGAAAACGTGGGAGATCGAATGCCACGACCCTGACGGTCTGATCACGTCTCTGACAGCAGCCGGAACGAGCGGTTCATTCTCAATCATGAGCGTGACTGAGAACATTGGCGTAGATGGTGCCGTGACCTACAACGTGACCGCCAAGGAATTCTAAATGGCGATCACGCTGGGGAAGGATTGCACGATCTCAATCGGCGGGGCTGTTACGGGCGTCCGCAATGTGACGCTGACAGAGACGGCTCGCACCATCGACATCAATCCTTTCGGCAGCAGGGAAGCCTCGGTGTATTCAACTGGCTACGACTGCTCTGTATCGGTTGAGCTGAACGACTCAGAGTCGCTTGATAATGCGTTTTTAAACATGCACTCTGGCACGCCTGTGCAAGTAACTGGCGGTGCCGGCGGTTTTAGCTTTCTGGCTGTGATCACTGGCATATCCGAGAGCGATCCCATCGACGGCGTAGCGACGTTCACGATTGACGCAAAGATGACGGATCGTTCTTTGACGAGAGGTAACTGATGCGCGAGTTCCGAGACGACCAGGGCAGACCGTGGCAGGTGGCGTTGACCGTAGCCTCTGCGCTGCGTATCCGCGACAACGTCACGGTTGACGTGGTGGATGAGCACACTGGCGACAGGAAGGCCGTGCCGTTTGACATGGTGGACGCTGCGAACATCTCGCAGACGTTCCAAGTGCTTCGCAGCCAGTACGCCAAGATTGGCGAGATTCTGTACGCACTGCTCACCAAGCAAGTCGAGGCGAAGTCCCTCACGCGGGAGGACTTCCTTGACGGCCTGCGTGGTGATTCTCTGGACGCTGCAACAAAGGCGCTGGAGCAAGAGCTTGTCGATTTTTTCCCCCAGCGCCTCCGCAAGATGATTGCGCTTCTCGCGTCCAAAATGGACGAGGTTCAAAACGAGATGCTCGACAGAGCGGAGGCGGGACTGGAGACGGCGACGATCGAGAGCCTAGCAGGAGCATCTGGGACGCCGTCTGGGAAGCCGCAGGAATCCTCGGAGTCCATCCAGGCAAGTGGACTGTCAGACAACTCTTCGCAGCCCGCGATAGCCGCCTAGAGCATCAGTGGTGGCACACGGCCAACCTCCTGGCACAACAAGCCAACATCAACAGAGACAAGGGCGCACCGAAGTCTGACCCGCGAAAACTGAATCCCTACGCAAAGAAGGAAAAGCCAAGGCAGGCCACGCCGCAGGACATTGAGCGGTTGTTTGGCAAGGACTGGCAGAAACACGTATGAGCGCAGGAGCAGTCAGAGCTGGTGGCGTATTTGTCGAAATCGGTGCCGATCCGAGGAAGTTTTTCTCGGCACTGACTCGGGTCAATAAGTCTCTCGGCAATATGGGCCGCTCGCTCGCCTCGGGTGGCGGACGGCTCGCAGCTGCTGGCATTGGCATGGCGGCACCGATTGCCGCTGCCGTGCAGCAGGGTGCAGCGTTTGAGTCCACGCTGCTCAACATCAAGGCGAGCACCGGGGCCACTTCTGGCGAGATTGACAAGATCAAGGCGTCTGCGATGCAGATGAGCCAGGCACTCGGAGTTGGGCCAACCGAGGCCGCAAAGGGCATGCTCGAACTGCTAAAGGCAGGCATGTCGTTGGATACGGTTTTGGGCGGTGCTGGCCAAACGGCGATGGAGTTTGCCAAGGTCGGTGAGATGGATGTCGCTCAGGCGGCTGTGGTGATGTCGGACGCCATGAACGTGTTCAAGGTGTCTTCGGATGTCGCCGCCAATGCCTTGTCGTCTGCCGCCGATGCGTCCAGCACATCAATCGCTCAGATGTCTGAAGCGTTCTCAATGTCGTCTGCCGTTGCCGGGCTGGCCAACCAGAGCATTGAGGATCTGTCGGCCACGCTGGCGATCCTCGCCAACAACGGTGTGAAGGGCAGCGACGCTGGCACGAGCGTTAAGACGATGCTTATGCGTCTGATGGCACCAGCAGACGATGCCGTGGGTGCGTTAAATCAACTCGGGCTGTCGGTTGCCTCGTTCCGTGGCGCTGATGGGCAGATGAAGCCGATGGTAGAGATCATCGGCACTCTCAACCAAGCGATGGGTGGGCTTGACCAGACAGCAAAGGACGACATATTCCGCCGCATCTTTGGTGCGGATGCCATTCGGGCCGCGTCGATTCTGGCAACTGCCGGAGTGGACGGATTTAACGGCATGAAGGATGCAATGTCATCTGCTCTGCCGGTCGGCGAGAAGTACAAGATCCTGATGAGCGGCTTGGCTGGATCGGCAGGAAGCGTGATTGCAGCGTTGCAGCGGATGGCGATTGCCGTCTCTGACGTTGTGTCGCCGGCTCTGGCGAGCGTCGTGCCGTTCATCACGGGATTCATCGACGGGCTGACGAAGCTGGCGACCGACAACAAGGAAGCAATCATTCTCTTCGCTCAGGTAGCCGCTGCCGCCATTGGCGTTGGCGGTGCGATGATTGCTGTGGGCTACTCGTTGCAAGCGTTGAGCGGCGGCATTGGTCTTGTCTTGAAGGGCTTTGGTCTCTTTTCTGCCCTTGCCAGCCCGGTGCTGCTGGTTGCGGCTGGCATCGGTGCTGCGGTTTTTGCGCTCTACAAGTTCAAAGACCAGATCGGTGCGGCCCTCGGCCCGGTGGCTCCGCTTGTCCAAGAGGCAGCGGGAGCCATCGGCCAGGGTTTTGGCGCTGCCGTCTCTGACGGTATCGTCGTCCTCGGCGACCTCGCCAAGACTGCCACGACCACATTCAACGGCGTCTACGAGGCCGTCGCTGCCGGCGATCTCTCCGGTGCGATGGACGTGCTGTGGGCCGGGCTTGTCGCTGGCTGGCTTCGTGGCACGGAAGCGTTAATGTCCTACGTTGATCCGTGGGTGGCTGCGTTTCAAGACGTGTTCACGGACATCGGCACGGGCATCTACATCGCATGGGACAAGATCTACACGGACTCGTCGGCGATTCTTAACACGATGGGAGCCTTCATCATGGGCTTCTTTGACAACATTGCCAACGGAGTGATGGCGACGTTTGACAACCTTGTCG